CTCTTGCATTTCAATATCCTCATCTGAGGACTTTGGGTCTGTGGCTACACACATCAAGTCATGCAAAAAGATATGCAGTAACTCGTGAAGTGCAGTCTTATCAAGTGATTCTGGTGTTATCTTTTCTGCACCAAAATCACCTAACCGATAAACCGCTAGTCTAGCGTTATCAGTAAATTCAACAGATGCCATTGCACCCTTGGCTGGCTTTATGCCTTTTTCAATTCTCCAATCACCAAGAGACAGCACCTGTTGCCATTTTTTGACACTCTGGTAGAACAGTTCTGCATCTTGTTGAGTTGGTATGTTAGGCATTATCTAAAAATAATTTAATTTCAGCTTTTCTGCGCTTTACAAGACCAGCCAATTCTTTACCGCCACCTTTAGTCCATTGCATAAAAGCCTCGGCTGCACCCTCCCAATCACCTCGGTTTATTTTCATCCGAATAGTAGACCGCTGAAAATTGCCCAATCCAGCGTTGAAGGAAAAAGAGACACACGCATCGAAAGCCCCTTGACGACCAGATAGAGCAGGAGAAAGTCGTAAAACACCACGCTCAAAATTCTCGACATCAGTTGCGAATAACGAATTGATTTCATCTTGTGACCAAACCCGATTGTCTTGTGGTTTTAAGACATAATTCTTACGAAGCAAGGGCTTTTCAGCCATTTCCTCGTGTTTTGGCAAATAAACAACAGGCAATTTAATCTGCTCTTGGTATAGGACATGACCATAACCAATAGTCCAGATATGAGCAGGACACAGGTAAGGCTTATTCCTGCATCCTTCATACTGGTGCATTAAATCAGCGCCAGCCTTGCTCAGTTTCATTTCTTAGCCCAGCTACGAGAACCAAACCAGAAACCAATAATTCCACCTAGCATTGCCATTTCATCGCTAGAGAAAATAATGTCTGTCACACGAATTAAATCATCCATGTTGTTAACTAGGCTTGGGCGAGAGTAAACATAGTAAGCAATCCAAGCATTGATAGCACACAACTCTAAAACAAAAATGTAAGTTACTACAGGGCGAACAGTACCAATAAAGTTAACAACCCATGTGCTTGCTTTTTCTAAAACCTTTTCATCGTGCTTTAAAGCCGCCTCAGTCATCTGTGCATCTGTCTGCATAGAAATTTGGTCTGTGCGAATTTCCTCAATACGCTCTTGGGCAAGAAAACCTTGAGCAGCTAATTGCAACTCACGCTCTGTTTGAACTTGTGCAAGTCTTAACTCATGTGCTTGGTCTGCTTTGTTTTGGAAATAGTCAAGCAGTTTAGGTAAGCCTGAAATAAGCAAACCACCAAGTGTAGAAAATAGTGAATACATTATCCTAATCCTATGTATGAGAGAAATTTGGTTACTATCTTGTCCGACAAGTCATCAGGAAGGTAGCGAAGCAGTCCAAGCACATACCATGCAATGCACATACGCACAAAGATTTTGAGCCATTGGTCAAACTGTTTCTGGTACTCATTCATCGACCACAGCGTTTAGTTGTTTGGCAGAAATCTAATAACTCATTGATGCCTATACCAACGAGAAGGAGAACGAACGCAATCCCGCCAATAAGAGCCGCCATCTCCATTTGCTCTTGCTCTTTCTGTTTCCTTTTTTTTTCAGCAGCCTTGGCATCTCTAGCAGCAATGGCATCGTCTCTGTCCATTTCAGCTTTCCGAGCCATCATTTTATTGTAGACATCTATATTGCCAGTCTGCATGTAGAGGAGCTGGATTTCTTTTAAGAGCTTTCTACTATTCATCAATGCGTTTTCAATACGCATCGCAACTTCAAAGTTAGATTTGCCACCTGCTTTTTTGGCGGCAAGCATAGACTTAGTAGCACCACTCTCAGCATCGAGCATGCGCCCGACCATTACCGACAAGCCACCAATATCGTTAGCGACCTTACTGGCTTTTTTAACGAGACTAACTGCTTTCTCTAAGCCTTCTAGGGCAGATATGGGGTCAATCATTTCTTTCTTTCCCATTTAACGCATACAACTTTTCTGTTGTACACATCGCCAATCCAAGTCCACTTAACACACCTGTACTCAATAGATACAGCTAGTAAAAACTCTATAAGTACCATGTCCACAAAATTATGTAGACACACCAAACGATAGTTATACAAAGAATGGCTGCGCTAGTGAAAGCTAACAGCCAATCCTTCATTTTTTAACCCATGTCTGCCAGATAGCACCAGCCGCCATGATTAAGCCTCCAACCCATAATAAAGGTTTGGCAATAGAAGCAACCCACCCAAGGACTTTAAAAGCACCATCAAGGGCATTTATAGCCTCTACAAGACCTTTTGTGTTCTTGTCGATTGAATCTACCTTGCTCTCAACTGCAACGAGCCTAGCGTAGATTTGTTCGTGGGTTACCTGCTCGCTCATGGCTCAAGAGTAGTCACAGGTGCAACTACTGCAATAAAGGCTTCCATAGTTGTGCAAGCTGTAATAGCTGCCTCTTTAGCTGTGCAGTCAGCAATGATGGCTGCTCGTTCAGCTACCACGTCAGCAGGGATAGCTACATCACGCTCTGCCTTACGAATGACCATCCAGTCAGTCGATGCCAATTGTGAGTTAGCAGATGCCTTGATTTGAGCAATCCATTGTGACTTCAAACCCTTAGTCGTGACTGGCTCAGTCTGACCCTCTGGTGTTTCAGTCACATCTTCCAAAGCCTTGGGAGTGTTGACATAGGTGCGAGTAACCACACCATTGCTAACTTGGTAGCTGTCAAATGTTACCCAATAGAAGCGTTGGTCTTTTTGCTCACCTTCAACCACTTCTAAAGCACCTTGTTCAACAGCAAAAGCATGGTTAGGGTTTGATGTGTCAGGAAAGAGAGTTGCTAGTTCACCAACTTTGGTGACTTGTCCATTGGAAATTAAAGCGTACATATTGAGTCCTATCGTGCAAGGGAGAATTTAAAGTTTGCCACATACTGAGATGCTTTAACAAGAACCTCTGGGTCATCTTTTGCATAACCAATAGCAGAGTTACAGTTTTGGCAAAGCAAGCCACGGACAATCTTGGTTGCATGGCAATGGTCAACATAGCAATCACTTGGTTTCTGACCAAACTTATAACCACAAATAGCGCACAAGCCATTTTGTTCTTCAAACATTTCGTTGTACTGTTGCATAGACAGTCCATATCTGCGCTTGATGTGCAATTCTCTTGTGTATTGCTGAACTTTGGGGCTTGATTTGCTAGAACGACCATGTTTAAACAGTCTTGCTCTTGCTTGTTCTTTTTGCAAACAACCACATGATTTTGATTGACCGCCTTTTAAATAAGTTGCTTGAACAACAAAGTCATTGCCGCAGTCACATACGCAGTTCCAAAACGTATGCTTATTTACGGATGGCGCACGAGATACAACAGTTAGCCTGTTGTATTTGTTTCCAGTAAGGTCAATAAATGCGGGCATATTAACGGGCCAAACTAAATTTTTGGGGCGCTTCTGCAAACGCCATTCCAATATATGTACCACCAATTGCGTTTTTATCTGCGGCTGTATTTCTTAGTTTAAAACCATTAGAAAGCAAGTCAATAAACTGTGCGCCACTTCCGCCCGCATCTTCTGCGGCTGACAAGTTTGGATACAGTTGGTCGTTGTTTACATTAAAACCAGAACGTTTGTTGTCAAAAACAATCCAGTTGTAAGTTCCATTACTACACTTAATCATCACATAAGCGGGTCTAAAGCCCGTGAACACAAATGGGCCGTCAGCAGAGCCGTTACCAGTATAAGAACCTACTTTGCTGATTCCTGCTAGTGTGGCAAATAGATAAGCGACAAATGTTTGTGCTGATGCGTTGACGTTTGTAGCGGTTCCGATTGAAAACACGCTTGCTGTTGGTGTTGTATTATTCCAAGCTGTTGAACTTGTGACTGGAATAGCTGTTGAGTTTAATACCGAGTATTTTGTATTCCCATCAATAGCGTCATACACCCACCAATTATTTATTGCAGAGCGTTCTTTAACAATCATCAACTCTGGCACAACAGTCAAGTTATGTGCTTGCGTAGTTGCAACTCCAGTTCCCGTATAACAAACCACATCAAAGAAGCCGGGAGCTCTTTTGAATGATAAGTCTATCAAATTACCTGCATTTGTTGCGCCATTAGACGCTGCGTATTTAACACCAACCATTGTATCCCAAGCGGATACTGCTCCCACTAATTCTGCAGATGTTGAGTTAGATTGTAATGTAGTGATATCTGTTAACCTATTGCTCCACGCCCAATACTCTGCTGAATTGTCGTATCGCTTAGTAACCGCTAAATCTGTTGTAATGTTACTATTGCTGTTGGCAATACTTGCAGAGCCTGTTCGCGTTCCTGTGTTATAAACCTGCGTCCCCGTTGTAGGCGGCTTGTTTGGCATACGGATTGCCATGTAGATGTAGGTTCCCGTGTTTTGTACCCAGTTTCCGTCAGCAATAAATCCTGTCGCAGTAGGTGTGCCATTAGAATTACCAGCGTCTTCCGCGTTTGCCGAGTTTGCTCGCAAAAAGTTAGTAGTGTATCCGCGCATTGTATCCATAATTCCCCAATCTTGAATACCATTAGCTCGTTTAACTAAAACAAATTGTGGTTCCCATCCAAGCGTAACAGATACTGGCGATGCTGTCCCTGTATAACTCCCACACTGAATAAATCCAGTTGATGACGTGTCGTGAGCGTATAGGTAGGCGACGTAAGTGCCGCCAGAAGCATTAACCGTTGCATCTGTACCCACAGAAAACACTGAGCTTGTTGGTGCTGTTGAGTTCCATACGGTAGGTGCTGAGGCTTGTGCATCGGTTAAATTTAGCTGTATTGAATATGCGGCTGACGTTAAACTTCTATGATAAACCTGCCAATTTCCCGTCGTGTCAGTACGTTTAACAATAATCATTCCCGGAGCAACACCAAGACTATGTGCAATCGTTCTTGCGCTACCTGTCCCCGTATAAGTCACCACATCAAAAAACTTCGCGGCTTCGCGGAATGTCCATGAGGCGTAGGTAGCTGCGCTTACGTTAATACCTGCCGCACTTCCTAATGCAAAACCGCTTGAGTTAAAGGCTGTAACGCTGTTAGCTAATGTTGCGTTTGCATCCGTTGTATTGCTGTTTATTTCGACGTTTACACCGCGCGGTGTATCAAATAGAAAGTTGTTGGTGGCTGCACTTCGTGACTTTACCCAAACCAACCCACCTTTCCCAGCCAAGTCAATACCGTTAGTGATGGTCTGTGTTGAGCCGTTGCCGGTGTATAGCCAAGTGGAGAATACGTCATTGACGTAGAGCGTTGCGTCTGCGCTGTTGCCTGCGGCTTCTTTTAATTTGGCTGATAGCATTATGCTGACTTCCCAACCAGCGCACCGTAAAGTGTTGAGCTGATTTTCCAAAAGACGAGAGTATTACTTGCACTGAGCGTAGGCGCAGTATTCCCAGCCGCTGTCACCCATGTGGTTGTAGGCCAGTTGATTGTGTAGGTGCTACCGTTAGTAAGCAGTAAGGAGATGCTTTGACCAGACGATAAACTGTCAGTAAATGTGACTGTACCTGCAGCAGCGCATGACAATGTTGTACCAGTAGATGGGTTTAATGCAATCGTTCCCGAAGTAGCAAGTGTTGCGACCTTTTCAGTGTAGGCGTCTAGGGTTAAGTTACCCGTCATCGTACCGCCAGCTAATGGTAAATAAGTACCAGAAGGACCAGCCGCCCACGATAAAACACCAGATCCGTTAGTAACCATAACTTGGTTAGCAGTTCCGTCTGTTGTTGGATATTTCAAACCGGCAGGATTGTTCATCAATCTTATTACAGATCCACCTGTGTTTAATGCCCAAACCGACATGTCAGCGGTGTTGTAATTGATTGCAAGCTCACCAGCAGTTAAATTTCCAGACGTAGGAGATGTACCTGTTGTTGATGTTCGATAAAGCTGAATTGGTGTGTAACCAGTAGCTGCCATGTTGTTACCTCAAATTTTCAAGTTTAAATAGGGTTGACATGTGCAAACCCGCTAGTTCGTCTAATATGTTTTCAAGTGCTGGCACATTGTTTGATAATTCACTGCGATTGTCATTTATCCAAGATAAATTGTCGCGAATGAGTTTTTCAATATGCGGATCATCATTTGGAATTTCTTCAATTTTACCAAAAGTTCCTATTTGTGCTTCAACAAATTTATCAATTAATGTTATCAACTCATCATAAAACTCGCCCAATGCCTGATGCTGTGCATAAGAATCAGTTGTCCAATGCCTTGCATGACTTGCATTGCGCTCATCAAATACTTTAGTAATTAGCTCGCCAATCATTAGAATGTGCCTCCGTTAATACCACTCCACGTTGGTGCGCTTGCGCCTGCCGATGTTAACACCTGACCTGCTGTTCCTGCCGCTGTGTAAGCGTGCGCTGTACCAGTACCATAACCTGCACCACCAGCAGTTGGTGTTGCTGTTGAATTAGTTCCACCAGATGCAATAGCTAAGGTAGCAGAAAGACCTGCTGCTGTGCCTGTTGTGTTTTGATTCCATGTAGGAACTGTACCACTCAGATTTGCATAAGTATAACCTGTACAATTTGTAAGAGTTCCACTCGCAGGCGTTCCTAATATGGGTGCGACTAAAGTCATGCCGCTTGGCAATGTGGTTGCCGAAGTTAAATTAGCTGCTGTACCTGTGGTGTTTTGATTAAGCGTTGGAAAGTCTGCGGCAACAGCAATAGTCAATGCACCAGTTGTTGTTGTGCTTTTTAAAATACCCGTAGCTAAAGCAGAAGTCCCCGCACTATAATCTGTGCCAGACGTAGCTGCTGTGAAGGCACTTGTACCATTACCTTTTAAAACACCTGTGAGTGTTGTTGCACCCGTACCACCAGTAGCAACGGGAAGCGTGCTTGATATAGTAGAGGGCGTAATCTCAACAAAGTCTGACCCATTCCAAGCAACAATAGATGTCTTACCTGAAGTAATAGTTACACCCGTACCCGAAGCACCTACGATTTTAACTGATTGAGATGTAGATGTTGCATTGATAACTAGGTATGTTTTTTCCGCTGACGGGACTGTAACAGTCAACAGGCTTGCAGGGGCACCTGAACATTTAATAACTTGGTATTGTGAAGAGCCTGTAGCTCCTGACCCAACTTGAATTAAAGCGGTACCCGTTGTTTTACTTAATGTAACAGCTGTTTGAGAACCACTAATAATTTGTGTCCCTGCAATGGCGCTGTCTAAATAAGTAGTAATATAGTTATTAACTACCTGCCCCCAAGTACCAGTAAGCTCCCCGTCAACGGGTAGGGCTAATCCTAAAAGTGATGTATATGATGTTGTCATGTTTTTAACCTAATGTGTTAATGGGTGTCCAAGTTGGGTCTTGTGTTGTGGTAATTGATGTCCAGTTAGCAGTCTGTGTATCATCTATAAGCTCCCATAAAAAGCGTGAAGTTACTGAAGAAGTTGCAATTACTGCCTCACTAATACTACCGACAATCGTACCCTGCACGCTAACTGTATCTATTGTGGTCACAGCTTCAGTAATACTTGATAGGTAGGTAGCTAACGCGGATACCGTGTCTA